GACGAGCTACGTCTACCTGTACAACCTCCCCGGCCTGACGTGGGGCAGCGGCGCAGCGGCCAACCTGCACAGCGTGGGCGAGATTGTCTACGAGTCCTCACTATCGCAGGCAGCGGTAGACGCGGTGCTGGCTGACCTCTACAGCGTGTTCGCCGCGCGCACGAAGGCCGGCACGATAGACCTGCTCGGCGGCGGCAATGCCGCGCCGACTGGCACATCACCCGGCAGCGCCGAGTGCCCGCCGACGACCGGCTGGAATACGGCCTATGAGCTGGTCAACGACAGCTGTGATATTGCGGCGTTCCACTGGACGAGCGTCAGCCTGCAAACATAGGAGAGCAATATGCCATATATCCACGCGATTGACAAGCCGCTGCTGTGGGCGGTCACACAGGCGGGCTGACGCTGACGGGGGAGGACAAGACTCTCGTCTCGGACGCCAGCGAAAACGCCTTCCTCGGCGCGCTGCCCGCCGCCGAGTTCCCCGCCCTACCCGGCGTCGGCGAGTGGCTGGAGCAAGGCGCGATTTACAACGCAGACGGCACGCTCGTCATGGTGCGCCAGCCGCACGCCCGCACCCTCTACCCGCCCGCCGAGACACCGGCGCTGTTTGTGGTGTACCGCGAGGACGCCGCCGACGTGCTGGCGTGGGTCGCCGGGGAGAGCGTCGGCGTCGGCACGCTGCGCACCTACGGCGACGACACCTACCGCGCCCTCCAGGCACACGTCACCCAAGCCGACTGGACGCCGCCCGCCGTACCCGCCCTGTGGGCGCTGTTCGCAGAGGAGCCGCCGACAGACGAGTGGGCGACGGGCGTCAGCTACACCGCCGGGGACGTGGTGACCTACGGCGGCGCGGAGTACGAGTGCCGCCAGTCGCACACGTCGCAGGTCGGATGGGAGCCGCCGAACGTGCTGGCGCTGTGGCTGCCGCTGTGACCCCCTACCTCGTCGCCGCCGCACCGTCTGATCGTGTTAGTGGTGGTCGCGAAGTAGTAGTTGCTCAGATTACCGATGGTATATATTCAATAAGTATGTCGGAATTAAGGGGTATTTTAAAGGAGTGGTAGAGTGACAACAAAAAAGCAATACAGAAATCTTGTACAAAATAAAGACTTATCTGATGAGGAATTCGAGGAACGCTGGGAGGCGTTTGTTCTTAAAAAGCAGGTTGAAGCCGCAATTGATGACAGCCGAGTAGACGAGATTATGCGCCAGTTCGAAGACGAGTATGATCTCACTGGTATGAATATTAATGACAAACTTGCACTAGAACAAATTGCTAGGAACTCAATTGAAATTGAGGAACTACAAAAAATTCAAACTCAGGCGCGACTTGAAGGCTCTTTAATGCAGGTCGGCACAGTTTCTAGAATTATTAAAGACTTATCTTCAGTCGTTTCCTCTCTACAAAATGATCTAGACATCTCTCGTCGTTCTCGTCAAACAAATCGTGGTGAAACTTTAGATGAATATTTACCAGAAATGCAAAAAAAGGCAAGGGCATTTCTGGAGGAGAGGTTGGCGTATATTTATTGTCCAGAATGCAGTATGCTGGTATGCAATACTTGGTTTACAGACTGGTATAGTCATAATGAGTTGCATTTAACCTGTCCAAGAAGTGAATGCCAGCATCAATTTACTGTGACGAGCAAGGAACTAATCAATAATCGCAATAAGAACATCGACGGGGTATTGGAGGTCTAATGAAAGTTAAGGTTAACACAAGCGGTTTACATTTTAGACAGATTAAAACAGGCGTGTCAATCCCCCCACTTCTTAGATTTGGGGATGTAGTAGATGTTCTTACTATTCCTGAAGTTGCTAAACAACGAATCTCGCGAGCTAATACTACCAATAATGATAATGTTTGGCTTGAGGTTCGGCGGGCGGATGGTCAGGAAGGTATCTGTTCTGCCCGGTATGTAGTAGAGGAAATTCCACAAGTTGATAAGGTTCTAGTTGGTCTTCATGGCCCATCTGATCCTGATTATTGGCCTTGGCCTGCCGCTTACGGCGCAATTATGACAGGCAAGATTGAGGCTGTAAAACTATTAACCCCCGGTCATTCTTCTCAAGTTGTTAACCAGCTAAAGGCAATCCCTAGCGTAAAGTTTATCATGGCGCGGCTATTTAGTAAGTTTGAATATCCTAAATCACCAAAGGACTTTACAAGAGAAATCTTGCCGGGGATGACAGATTTAGTCAATGCGGGGGTAACATATTTTGAAATCCATAATGAGCCTAATTTGCATCTACCCGGCACAAATCCCGAAGGAATGTGGATTAACTGGAAAGACGGTAGAGAATTTGCTGATTGGTTTAGAGTCGTCTATTACGAGTTAAAAAGTAAGTTTGGTGACAGTGTTAAGTTAGGTTTTCCCGGCCTCTCACCCGGCGCGTATTATATCCATAACGGAAGGCCAGCAAGAGCCGATTCAAACCAATTTCTTGAGGAAGCTAGCAGTGCAGTAAGTCTTGCCGATTGGCTTGGTATGCACATTTACTGGAACAACCAACTTCAACCACAATACGCTGTTAGTGAAATTAATAAGTTTTGTAGTAAATACCCCCATAAAGACATCTATATCACAGAAATTAGTAATTCTGATGTGGGTGTCTCCCCTGAAACAAAGGGGTCTGAATATAAGTGGGTTGTCAGACAACGGTTCCCGGCAAACCTTAAGGCTATGTTCTTTTACACTGCATCAGCCTCTAGCGACCCTAGAAGGGAGTCTTGGGTAGGGACAAAAATACCTGAAATCATTGGCGGTAGATAAATGTCAATCCATGAAAAATTAAAAAGAGAAGACCTTTTTCTAGTTGACATTCTACGTCACCCGGTCTTAGGCGCTGAATATATCCGTAACTACGATGTACTTCCAGAGACAAGAGAGGGCTGGGATAATATTTGGGAAGAAAAAAGAGTCCGAGATGACTCCTACTATGTCCATACTAACTACCAGAAATTAATGGCGTGTGACTTTAACAAGTACGTTGTATTTTGTACCGCCCGCGCCGTTGGTAAAACCGAGACATTGCTAGATAAAATCGTCTTTTACTTAGTAAATAATTTTTGGGGTACAGATAACTACATGGTATTTATCGCCCCCAACAAGGTTCACGTAGACCCGGTATTTAGAAAGCTAACCCGGTGGCTAAGGAATAATAATTTTCTTAAACACCTAGTTGATTTTCGAAGTATCAACATGGGTTCTCTAGACGTAAAGTTAAAAACAGGCGCAACTCTTGATACTCGTATCGCTGGTACAAGTGGTACTGGTGCTAATGTGGTAGGCTTGCACACACCTTTCATTCTACTAGACGAGGCATCTTACTTTGGTTGGCAAGCTTGGATTGAACTACAGAGATCATTTAATGAGTGGATGGTTGGGGCACAGATGGTTGTTGCTGGTGTTCCAGACGGTAGGCGCGAAAGAAACGTTCTTTACCATGCTGATCAAGAAAACAATCAATTTACTAAGCACCGTGTAGCTTCAGCTAGGAACCCCCGTTGGACAGCAGAGGCAGAGGAAAACGCTAGAATTCAATTCGGCGGGGTAAATAGTGAAGCCTATGTTCATATGGTTTTAGGTGAACATGGATCGCCTGTTTGGGCCGTTTTCGACCGCGCACTAATGCTGATTGAAAACTATGAAACCGTTGTTAAAGAACTTTGGGGTAACTACTTAAAAGAGGATGCCCAATTAGGTTTCAAACAAATCTTGGAACTACCACCAGTACCTAGGGGGGTAGAAGACGTTATTTTTGGGATTGACTTAGGTTATACTGACCCAACAGCAATTATTATTATGTATCGATATCTAGATAGGTGGCGGCAACTAGCTAGACTTATCTGGAAACAAGTCTCTTACGACCATCAAAAAGACCTAATCTCTTTCCTAATTACCCGTTATAATCCTACATTAGTAGGTATCGACGAGGGCAGTTCAGGAAAAGCGGTAATCCATGACTTACTTAATGCACCTAAGTATGCTGAAAAACATCTAGAAAAAGTTGTTATCCCAATTAATTTCTCAGCATCAATCCCTATTGGTAAAGACGAGGATGGAAAAGACATTACGGTACGAACAAAAGAATTTGGTGTACCGTATCTTCAGCAGTTAGCAAACTCCCACAAAATCGTCTTTCCAGAGAAAGACGAGGAACTCATCACAGAGCTAGAGAGAACTACCTATACTAAGTCTCCTAGTGGACATCTTGTTTTCAGAACATACACTGAGCGTGGTGGGATGACTGGTGATGACCACAATCTAGCCGCCTACTTAGCTGCTTTCGTAGGCTGGTATTTAGAAAATGAAACGCTTAATCAGTATAGGCAGCAAGTTTCTCTTTATTCTCCAAAATGGATAATTTAAATGACAGAACTTAAACTAGCAAAAGCAACATCAAACTTACTAGACTTAACGGCTGGCGACCTCCAAAGTGTCCAACCTTCTTATAAGGAACCAGACCAGTTAAACGTTCCTGATAAATGGGATAAGCGTGTAAATAAAATTAGATTCTTTTACCACCGCGACCCCATCGCCGCAACGGTCGTAAATAAGATTGTTGATATTACTGTTAATGGTATTTATAACCATCAAGGTGATCTTTCAGACGAAATCTTCGAAGTTTATGAATCGTTTAAGGACGCTTTAGAAGATGCACTACGCAATATGGCGCGGGAATATGCGCTATCGGGCCTAGTTATTCCTGAAATCACTTGGTACTCTCAGGAATTTAGAACTAAAGACCCTGATTCAATCCTAGATTTTGAGGCTGGTGGGGCTTACACAGTTCCACAAACCATCTGGATTCGAGACCCGGCTACTATTGAGGCGGTAAAGACACCAATCCCTAATCGTATTCTTTACTATATTAAGATTAGCGAGGAACTTCGGTACTTTATCCAGAATAACGGCGTTTATCTAGATGGCACTAGAGATTCGATTACTTATGAACTTTTAGTAAGGCAATACCCGGATTTCGTAGCGGCTGTTAGACGGGGTGACGAAAAGTACCTAATCGAGCCGTTTATGGTAATCCGCAGAGCGCCGCTAGCTGGCGAAGCTTACCCAACACCATATCTACTTCCGGTTCTTGAGGCACTATCTTACAAGCGTAAGCTACGGAAGATGGACTATTCAATTGCCGCGAGGGTAATTTCAGCAATCCAAATTGTTAAGATGGGTAATGACCTTTATCCACTAACAGAGGCCGACAGCAATCAGCTTGTAGAACTAAAGAACGAAATGCTTTGGCGAGGTAGGGAAGATAACATTGAACGTGTCTTCCAATTAGTATCTAACCATACATTAGAAATAGAGTGGGTTTATCCAGATACTAGGGCACTATTAGATAGTGGAAAGTATAAGGCGGTTGATCAAGATATTATGTTTGGTCTTGGTTTTCCCCGAATTCTATTGACAGGTGAGACAGAACGATCATTTACTTCTGATGCCGAATTTGCGATGTTCTCACCGTCAGAAACCATCGAATCTATTAGAAAAGATTTAATGAAATTTGTACGTCGGCTTTACCAGCGAGTTGCGGAGTTAAATGGTTTTGAGGGCTACCCTGAACTATCGTTCGCACCACTACGCTTGTATGATCTTAAGAAGATGTCAGAAGTAAGTAAAGACCTATACGAAAAGGGTATGCTATCGCGTACATCTTACCTAGAACTAGGTGATAGGTCATTCCTAGATGAAGTCCATAATCTTAAGCGTGAAAAAGCTATTTTAAAGGAATTTGGACTACCAGACTTTCCGGCTCAACCTTTTACCCCACAACCGCAGCAACCTAATGAAAATAATAATAGTGAGGGGGGAGAAGAAGATGCCTAAAGAATTTGATGATTGTGTTCGGGCATTAGTGGCAGACCCCGATTTCAAACCACGAAAGAAGGGTCAGACAAAGAAGGATGCAGCATATGCGGTCTGCACTTCACAGTACAAGAAACGTCATGGTAAGTCTCCCTTTAGTAATGCTGAATTAACCTTTGAAGAACTCTATGAAGCAGACCCACAGTTTAGGCTAGCAGTCTTGTTCTTAGAAATGTCATTGGAGGAATAGATGGATTCAGTAATTTTCAATGTTGACTATTTGGTTGGTGATGATATTTCAGGAGAGTATGCTGAAGCCGCAATTACCTCCAATCCTAATATTACATGGATTAAATTCGTCTTTACTGACGATCAGCCAAACGGTAACAAACAACGAATTGCCCAAAGTGAGTTTGCCAACATTATCAAATCAGGGGTTCACATGCCTATCAAAATGCAAATTGGCAACCCTGACGGCGAACACTTAGGCAGCGTACCTATTGGCACAATTACCAACCTAACACACCCGAAAGGGACGAATAAAATTGTAGGTCTTGCCGCGCTATGGGAAAGAGAGCGCGAGGAAGACGTAGCACTACTAAAAGAAAAGTATTCTCAGGGGGAACCGCTAAATTTATCTTGGGAACTTTTTTATGCAGAATCTGAAGAAGTTGACAATGGCGTAGTTGATTTGAAAGGAACCACAGTTTGCGCTATCACGTTTGTAGGTAATCCAGCCTATCAGGGGCGAACAAACGTACTAAGTATGGCGGAAAAAACTAAGGAGGAACCAGAATTGGATCAAGAACAGTACGAACTTAAAATTAAGGAACTAACAGACCGAGTTCAGGAACTAAGCGATGCTCTAGAGAGTAAGACCGAGGAAGCTGATAAGGTTGTTGCCGAGCGTGATGAGCTAGCCGCTTGGAAGTCCGAGCGTGAAGCTGAGGCGGCTCAGGCAGAACTTTTGAAGACCCGCCGGGAAACTCTTGCTGAAGCAGGCGTAGTTTTTACCGATGAAGAATTTAGTGAGCGCACGGAGCGTATCGCTAATATGAGTGAGGCAGACTTTGAGTTCTATATGCAAGACCTAGTTGCTTTCGCTAAGAAGGCAGAGGAAGCGGCTAAGAAGGCTGATAGCTCAAAGAAGACAGACTCAGATGCACCGGATGTACCGGGTAATCGCGTAGTTGATAACTATGCGCTAGTACTTGAGTCGCTCACCAAATCAAATAAGGAGAATTAATTAGATGGAAAAGAACATCATTCCAGCAGGTTCTCAGCCACTAGGCGCTATCGCTACCGAGAACATGGATGAGGGTCGATTCGTCGTAATGACGGGGCATTCGTTCACAGTGAACTTTGGTTCGCAGACCGATCTCCCCGGCGTTAAGCTACCGGATAACAGCACCGAAGCCGCCGTCGCTCGTTACGTTGTAAGTTGGGCCTCACCAGATCGTGTAGTTAGCGCGGCTAATCCTTGGTATGTCGGCGCACCGCAGATGGACTATGCTCTTCGCGGTGGTTTTGACCAGCCGAACAACATGCCAATGGACGTAACAGTTCGCATCACTTGGCCCGGTAATCAGGAGGGCGTTACCATCCCGTCAGGGTATAAGGTTATCCTCCTATCTCACGGTGCAGTAGTGACACTACCTTCCGGCGCTTATGCCTACTCAGCAGAAATTGAAACCCCCGGCGCTCGCCTTGAGGTTCTCAATGCTGGTGATGACGGCGCTGACGAGGCAGGTAAACTAAGCTATAGCGCAAACGGCACAATCGCGGAAGTTGTTGAGTTTAACGACGCAAATGCCGCACTAACCGTTCGCATCGTAGCTTAAAGGAGATACGAATAATGGAAATCACACAGCAAGTTAAAGAAGCATGGGCTGAACTCGTAAAGAACAACCGTCAGGCTGCTGCCGAACTAATCGTTGAATACGTACAGCCAAACCATCTATCCAATGACTACATGAGTCTCCTACTACGCACCCGTCGCCTTAATGTTGGTGACATGCTTGTTAAGAAGGTTCGCAAGGGCATCCGCGTTCACACGCTAGTACCCGGCGCTGTCCATCTAGCAAGTGAAATCACCACGTCAGAGCGTATTAACTACGTACTAGACGGTGCGGATGTTAAGGTCGTCTATGACGAGTGGGAACTAGAACGTGGTGACATTGGCACTATCGATGAGATTCGTCGTGAAATGAATGCAAAGCTACGTGACTTCTACTTCAATAAGGTGTTCACGGCTCTTAGCACGATTTGGAACGAAACGAATACCCCCAATAACTACACCGATGTTGGTGGTGTCCTAACTGCCGACGCACTAGAAGATATGATCGATGAGATCAA